ACTGTTACTGTAGCCGCACCTGTTGTACCGTTACCGTTTGCCGCAGTAAATGTATACTTAACAGCCACGTCAGAAGTTCCAACGTCTGTTCCTTCAGCACCTATAGTTCCACGAGTTGTAGCAACTGCTTTTACGTTAGTAGCCGCAAGAAACTCATCATCGTCTGTGTCCGTTCCAATTTTAACTGTAGCCGTACCACCATCATTGCTGACTGTAGTTACATTTAAAATAACGTCTACGACTTGTGAATTGGCTGGTACTGTAGCTACAGTAGCGCTATTGGTTGCACCGATAATATCGATTACCGCTGACTGAGCCATTAATACTGAACCTACGTTTGCTGAAGACCCCTCTCTAACTGTTCCAGCTTTTACTGGGCCTGAAAATGTTGTTGATGCCATTTTTATCTCCGTGTATTAGCACTTGTCATACAATCTCTAATACGTCTGCTAGGTCAGTTTGTATGACTATTAACCCTAGTTACTTTTTAATTGTATCTTTAAACCAATTATAAGGCTTTTCAGAAAAATCTACCATAGCTTTTGCCATAGAAGAATTACAATCTATAACATTCTTTGTTGTGTCGTTCACTTGTTTTGTCCAAGCGTCCCAAAACTTTAAAATCATATCCATCTTCATCTCCAAAAATGAGAAGGGGGCATGAAGCCCCCACTCGATTAAGCTCCTGGTGAGCCAAACATAGCCAATGGGTCAGAGAATCCAAAAGAATATCTCTCACGAGCCTTGTAACGGACGTTACCTGTTTCAAAGTCACCGTCCATTGACGTAGCCATCGGAGCACGAACAAAGTGCTTCAATCCGTTTGGTATGTCAGTCGTTAAGAAGAAAGCGTCTGTATCTGTTAGATAATGATTAATCGCATAGCCCTCTGGAATAGCTCCGTTAGTTCTAAGAGCGTTAAGGTCATTATCAGCAGTTCCAACCCTCTTATCTGTCTCTAAAATTCGTGTTGCCACAAACTGTAAAGCAGGAGGTATGATTAGCTTTCTTGGTCTAGCTGCGATTAACAAACCACGCTCGTCTGTCCAAGCCGCAATCTGAATTACTGCATCTTCGAGAGATGTTTCATTCAAGTCTGCGTTTGTAGCAAAACGGTTGCTGTTTGTACCACCGCTAACTAATGGGTGTGCTGTGGAAAATAAAGCCTGTCCATCACCGCCAGGAAAATTAGAGTCGAATCCGTTATTTAATATCGAAGCTGCTTTTACCTGCTTGGTATACGCCATAGCTCTAGCTAACGATTTCGTGTAGCGAGTTGAAAGACTATCATAAAGATTGTCCTCTACTGCTTCTTCTGTAATCGCAAAACCAAGTGCTACGGTTTCATGTGTATACCTTGAGGTGAAAGCCTCTTGCGCTGTATCAAATTCTACGGAAGCTCCCTCAGATTTTACTGGGGCAGTACCGAAGCCAGACAACTTGACTTCCTCTTCAAATGACCTATCTGAAGTCTCTGTCTCGTATATCTCTTTATGTTCCTCACCATATCGTGCGTACTCCATACCATACAAAGCATTTAAGCCAGGTAGGAGTTCTTTAAGTAATTGTGCTCTTGAAATAGCCATTTAAAAATCTCCTTAGATACCAAGTGAGTTGTGATACGAATGTACCCCAACATTAAATTTAACAAGAAACTCAGGATAAGCGTCGCCTTCAGTACCTCTAACTACATCAACAATTCTCATTGCTAAAGTAGAAGTAGCGGCTAAAGAGCCACCGTTAGAACCTACAACGAGGTTTACACCTGAATTACCAGTAGTCGTGCTACCTGAACTAAAGTTACCTAGTGCAGCATTTTTACCAATAGCTCCAGGCCATCCTGAACCACCCGTACCACTATTGAATGTACCTAAAGCAGCACTTCCAACAATCTTGTAGATTTGGTCTGGCTCATCGTTCACAAGAATATGAATATCAGTAAAACCGCTATTTGATGCGTTAGCAGGTAAATACTGATTAAACAAAACTTGTCCGTTACCATCGACATACCTACAGCCAACCATAACACCCATAATTCCAGCCGTTGCATCAGCAGCGGTAGAAGGTATTTTGACAGCAGTAGGAGTAGCGGTTCTAGCCACAGGCTGTCCCGCATTAGTCAAAGCTATAACGTCACCATTAAACATAGCAGCGGAGTTGTTGGAAGCAACTTTGTACTCCCTTTTAGCTCCGCCATTGTAAGGTCTACCGCCAATCAAATTGACTGGAACTAAACCTTTATAAGAGGCGGTTGTTGCCATTTTCTATCTCCTAAATAAAATTAACCTTTTCCAAAGCTAACCTTCGTATTTTTTTCAGAAAACTTACTCATACGAGGGTCGCTTTCTCTCATCCAATTATTGTCTACTGATTCTAGTTGCTTACGATTATTGTCTTTGTAGTAGTCGTCTCTTGACTCTTTTACTTCCGTTGGAATTTTACAAAGAATCAAACCGCCCACTTCAATAAGACCTGAGTTCGTAGCGTCTGGGTCAATAGACATTAACAAATCCTTATGGTCTTCTGCTCTACAAAACTCCCAACCTTCCCTTCGTTTCTTAGAAACATTAGTAGGGTCAGAAACTCCGAGAATAGATTTCCTAATCCATCTAAACGAATATCCATCTTCTGTCTGCGGTACGGGTAAGGTATTCGCAGGTTTCCAAGGTTCGCTTCTCTTAGACATTTCTCTAGTATTTAATTCACGACTTATCTTTTGATTAGCCATCTTTTTGCTCCAATTTAACGAGTTCACGGGCATACTGCTCCTTGGTTAAACCAAGCCTCCTAGCAATACGTTCTTGAGTTGCAGTTAAAGTAACCTTTACTTTGCCGTTAGCTGTTCTCTTAACAGGAGCTACTACGGTATTCTGAGGTTTGGCATTAGAAGGTTTTGTTCCCTCACGGTCTGCAAACTTGTTAGGGAATGTCTCCCTCATAGCACGGTCAATTGCCGTGTAGTAAACCTCTGGCTCAACCCTTGGGTCTATGCCTTTTGCGACTAATTCGTCGTGTACGCCATACGCATAACCTGTCATGCGTCTGTCTTTATCAGGCCCGAACCACCAATTATTTTTTTCTACCCAATCAATTGTATTTTGGTCAGGCTTTACACTAACTGGTTCTTCAGGTTTATTTTCAGATAATACAGGAGGTGTTTCTTCTTTGTCAACAGGTCGTGGAACAAAATTTTCATATTGTTTTTGTTCCATAGTTGCGGTTGTCAATGCTTGTTGAGCTGCAGCCATCGCTTCAGAATCTCCAGCCTCGTGGGCATCTTTATACATTCTTTTAGCGTGTGCTATATTTTGTTCAGCGTTTTGTCTAAATTTATCTACAACAAATTTCTCGCCTTCTGCATAAGATTGTTGTAACTGACGTTTTTCATCTAATAATTTTTTTGTGAGAGCTTCTAACTCGTCACGTTCTCTAGCAATCTTTTCTTTTTCTCTACGTTCGTCATGTCTTGCGTGTGTTAATTGCTGAACTCTTTTTTGTACACTTTCAGAATATTCATTTAATTCTTCCTCAGAAGGTTCTGGGTCACCCTTAAATTTTTTTCTATTCTGGTCATCTTTGGGTGTATCATCAACAACCTCTATTTCTGGTTCGGCATCTTCTGGTATACCAACTGGTTGTTCGCTAAGCGGCATTTCGTTTTGAATCTCTTGATTTTCCATTGCACTCTCCAAGTGTTAAGCTCGTGTATATCCACGAGGGTCTTCCACAATTCCTTCTACAGAATCGTCGTTAATAAATCTAAACTCCTTACCATGCACTTTAAATCTAGTACCTGAATAAGCTCTAAATAAAACAAAATCCCCTTTCTTACACCATGCACCTTGTGGAAACTTAGCTTTATCCTGATAACAGTCCGGGCCTAACTCTATAACAAACCCAACAATAGTTGACAATTCCTCTGTACTTTTAGTTGTGTCTGCTTTTATTAACCCTGACTCATACTTATCTTCTACTTCTGGTAACGCAATCAATATTTTATAACCAACAGGTTTAGGCAATTGAGTAGCCTTTTTAGCGCTTTCTTCTGTCATCCTCGTCCTTATCTAATTTATCTAGCAGGTCTTTAAAACCCCGTTGAGCAGCAGCTATGCCATCCATATAGCCGACCGAATAGCGGTAGTCTTCCATATTTTTACAACTACCTGTAATTACTACGTCTTTTTTTATCTCCTCCTCTTCCTTTAAATAATTTAAAAAATGTTCTGCGAAACTATGAAACACGTTTTTTCGTCCTTTTCTTTTTAATGGTGGCTACATTTGTAGGTTTGCCACCAGGATTACCTGCAGCACGTTTTCTTTGAACGGCTGATTTTTTCTGTGCTGAAGACATTGTTTTAGCTTTTGAGCGAGGTACACATTTTGGATAACCTCGTTTACTTTCTCCTTTCGCAGACTTACGTCCGCACGGTTGATATTTCCCTTTCTTTTTAGGAGACCCGATATCTACCCAATCTCCTTTCGGGCCTTTACCAAACCATTCTTTAAGAGACATTATGCGTATCCTCCGCCTCTTGCCTTGTATGTTTTAACTAACCAGCCGTTAGCGTAAGCTGATGGATAGACCTTGAATTTACGCTTTGCTTCAGCTTTTACTCTAGCGTATAAAGCTGGATTTGTTGGTTTAGAACCAGCACGTTTGGTAGTCTTCTTTTTCTTTTTAACTGCCACGTTGTCCTCCTTTCATTCTATCGGAAACGATTTTTGCTCCCAGCTTGGCTCCTTCCAAACCTTGCTGTAGCGTAGCCTTCTTATTGTCCATGGTAATCTTAGCTCCGAGTTTAGCTCCTTCAGTTCTTTCCTGACTAGCCAATCTCTGAGATTCTAGTTCTTTCTTAGTCTCTTGTTCCATCCGTCTAACATTCATAGTGTCTTCATGGATTTGCTTCTTCAAATCTAATTCTTTAGACTTCAAGCCAAGCTCTTCTTTCTGTATCTGTAATACAGGGTCTTGAGCTTTTTGTTGTGCTTGTTGTTGAGCCTGTTGAGCTTGATTCTTCTGCAACAACTTATCACTAGCTTTAGAAATCACACCTGCAAGATTAAACTCAACCTCTGCGGGTAGAGCTTTGTCTGGGTCAGGTAAAGGCACTCCGGTTAATTTTTCTATCTCGTTTCTATACGCATAAGCTGTGTGCTCTGCAACATGAGCGTGTAAGGCGTTCATAATTAAAGATGCTTTTGGATTCTGCCCAATCAACATAGCTATCTTTGGGTCTTTCATAGCATTTAAATGTGCAGTTATGTGTGCCTCGTGGTCTTGATACGCAAATACCTTTACTGGCTTGCTCATAAGAATATTCATGTTCTCTGTTACAGGGTCAGCAGGTTTTTGTTCCTTTGCGCTAGGTACTAACTTGTCAATGTTTTTCAAACCAAGGACTTTTAGTATCTCTTTATTTAATTCTACCATATCGTATAGGTCGGGGTTCTGCTGTGCCAACTGCATGACAGACTGATATTGAACAACCCGTTGTGATAAAGTAGTAGCATTAGGGTCAGAAACAGGTAAAACCTCTACAAACTCGTAATCTTTTGTTTTTACTATCCTAGAAGGGTCAACCTCATAAGGATAGGCTATCGAACCACTATCTCTGATTATATTCTTTAATAGTTTGAACTCTGTCTTCATAGAAGCATGAATCCTAGCCTGTACTGCTGACATAACCTTCAAACTTCTTTCTAATAAAGCTAAAGTAGTACCGACAGGGGCATTTGCTGAACTATCGCTTATCTTTAACTCGTTGACAGCGGCAAACCTTCTGCCTTCTTCAACTATAGTATTTAATAAATTATATAATGTAGGAGATGGCTCTTTATATGGTAGT